CAAAGCCGTCGAGGACTATGTTATGTGTTCTCTAAAGACGTTTTCCGATAATGGAATGGCGCAACCAATGTCGCTTTTCGAAGCTGTCAATGGTACCGCCGACGTCAAGTCGTATCCCCTTGATACGTCGCCCGGCTTTGGGTTACAAGGGAAGAAACTCAAGTTTTTTGAGCGAGCGTGCTCTTCTGACTGTGAGTTTAAGGATTCATCCTGTAAGCTGTTTCACCCTTCCGAGTCTGACTATGTCATACCAGGGAGGGAGAATTTCTATCCTGGACCGGAGTTGATGGCCCAGATTGAGAAGTTGGAAAAAGCGCTTATTGAGGGTGACACCGACCTGGCTGTGTTCAGAGCTTCATTGAAGGATGAACCAGTAGCAATGAACAAGGAGAAAATCCGTGTGTTCTTTGTTGGCATGTTTGCTTGGAATTTGATCATTCGCAAGTATTACACGCCCATCTTCGCTTGTCTCCAGAAAAACATGCGTGCTTCGGAGTGTTCCGTGGGCATAGATGTTATGTCTGAGCAATGGGAAGAGTTGGTGAACCACCTGTCGGAGTACTGTGCAACACACCGTTTAGGGGGGGATTTCTCGAATTTTGACAATTCTGTTCATGTTCGGTTAGTCTCTGCTCCTTACGGCATGTGTCGCGAGGCTGCCGTTGTTGCTGGTTGGAGCTCCAGAGCTCTCTTGATCATGGATGGTGTTCATAGGAACATCATTCGGCCGATATACATTTTCCTTGGAACTGTGTACCGTGCCGTTGGTACTAATCCATCTGGTCAAGCCATTACCACGTACATTAACTCTGCTGTCAATAGTACGGGTCACAGATACACGTTCTATGATAAAAATGAACATGTTGATGTTGTCGCGTGCCCCAACACAGGGTTAACTCCTTTCCAACTATCTGTGCGTCTTGCGACCTATGGAGATGATGTGGAGGGAGCCACGCGTGATATACCTGGTATCCACACAATCACTAATCATGATGTGAGGGATGCTATGGCTCACCTTGGTATGGTGTACGGACCGTGCGACAAAGGTAGTGACTACTTTCCTGAGTTTTATCCAATCGAGGACATTTCGTACTTGAAATGCACTAGCGTTTACGTGGGTGCCTTGGATCGGATCGTAG